AAAAATTTATGGCTTTCTTCCAATCTTCCATAGTGCCTCGTGGCTCAAAAGACGGGAACAATCCTGCTGTCTGTGTAGATGGAGGATTAAATTCAACTTTATCTTTAAATATTTCTTGATTGCCAAGTATGAAAGACTCACAATCTTCACCAGTCCAACCAAACTGTCTATGTGCTTGATCTGCGACACTGTTGGCTTGTAACTCGTTGACCCATGTTGTTGTGTACTGCATTAGCTCATCCATTCTTGTAACTGCTACACCTTGCATGGACATATACTTTCTAAACTCCTCCCTAGATGTAACAGCAGTTAGTGGTAGAGTAAACTCTCTTACTCCGTCTTTCGGTAGATGCAATCGCATAACGATAGCCTCACCAATCTCTACATCACGCAGTCTTCTAACTACGTATAAATCATTGTGATATATAACTTTCTCATCAGGATCTCCGTCTGCATTACGAGTCCTTATATATACTCCTCCGTTTGCACCTCTAAAATATGGTCGTGGGTATGCAGGTATTGTGTATATGTTTGTCGGAGAGTTCGGTAGATTTATTGCAGGTGCTTCCACTACGTTATCTTCTTCTGTTGCTTCTCTTATTCTTTGCCCAAGAACTATGGGAGATTTTATCTTACCCCAATGAGGACAACTAGTACATATATCAGGACTATACTCATCAAATGTATTACACAAATACGGGCCTTTTATGGCTTCTACTTTCCTGTTAGTATCTTCTGGTGTGTAGTCTGAGTGATGCCTAGAGACTATATGCGTAGCTTCTTTTCCATCTATACAGTATTTAGCTATAGATAAACCTGCTCTCCATAAAGGCTCACTTATCTCTTGTTGGTTCTTAATTATATTCTTTAGTTGACCACAACCTTTACCTGCTTTTGTTTTATTTACGATATCTAAGAATACGCTTTCTTTATCGTTGTTAAAATTGCTTTCGCTGGGCACATACTTTTTAGGTATCTGTATAGGTTCATCGCCAAGTAATTCAGCAAATTCGTCAAAGTCCACCAGTGGTGGTGTATCAAACCCAAAGAAAGTTACTTCTGTGGGTGGATCTGTTTTATGATTGTGTGTCTTGGGTATGCGTAATACACGACATACATCAGCAGTCACAGCCGTATCTGCTAACAAGTTATGCTGTGTACACTTAGCTTTCAACACCCGCGAAACTTGTAGCCAATTTTCTTTACCCACACTTTCAGTTAAACCCCAGTAGACATGCACTCCTCTACCCGAGTTTACAGTCAAAGGTTTGGGTAATTGTAATTCTTTGCAGAACCTACGTAATGCAACTATAGCATCACCTTGATTAGCATAGTCCTTACTTGGACCACAGTCTAAGTCAAGAAAAAAAGATTTAAGTTCTTTTACGTTATCTGCTTTCCTAGAGCCATCTTTATCATATGTGGCTAATCCAAAATAAGAGTCGTAACCTTTTGCATCAAAAGCAACAGCTCCGTCAATTAAATGTCCAATAGTAGGATAAAATTTCTGTACCCTACGATCGTCGCTTGATCGTATAGCTAACAAGGCATAAAGACCATCGTCTGCTAATACGTTTTTTAAAAATACATCTGTTTCCATATCATCCATCATATAGTTAATCGCCACCACCACCCCCTGAAAAATCTAAAAAAGAGGGGTAGTGATGACTACTGCCCTAACCTGACAATTTGTAGGAAAGGAGACTACTGCTAGAGCAGGTTACTTAGGGACTAGTCGTCCCAATTATCAACTATAGATGCTAAATCCTCTGCGTCTTCTTTTGGTGCAGGAGCAGATTTTTTTGCCACCTTTTTCGGTGTTTCTACGGGTTCGTCATCAAACGGATTATCTTCACCTTTCTCATCAACTTGAAACCCATCAACAACATCAAACGGATTATCCTCCTTCATAGGTTTAAGATCAACAACTTGCACTGCTCTTAACCTTAATGATACACCGTTATCACGCACATTATATGGCACACAAACTACAGCCACGTTAACAATACTTCCATTTGTTAACATAAAATCTTCAGGTAGTTTAACACCTTTTGCGTCATAATGTGCAGGTTTTCTTGTAGGTTCATTATCGTAAGAACCTTTTAATTTTGCCTTATGAGTATATGTACCATCCTCATCTTTCTTGAATGGCATAACAAACTTTTGAGGCCAATTTGCTTCTTTTTTAGAGTCATAAGCTAACTTCATCTGCTTATACAGAGCCTTTGCTTGCTCTTCTGTCATGCGAAACTGCAACGTGTATGCAGATCCCTCATCAGTCGGGTTACAAGGAACTGACCTTTGCTCAACTGTATCGTACTTATATGTACGGTTTATCCTAGGCCACATTGCCTCTACATTACTAATATTATAGTTCATAGTTAAATTATTTGACATGCTAAATCTCCCTTATATGTCATCATCAAAATTAACAGCACCTGCCTCCATGAGCACAGGTTCTTCTTTTTTCTTCTCTGCTTTTGTTAGTGCATTGGCAACGTCTTCAATATTAAACCTATAAGTGCTACCCACTTTTATGTAGGTATCTTGTGGTATGTCTTGTTGACGAACCCATGCACGGATTGTCGATATGGAGACAGAGAAGTGCTTCGCCACATCTTCGATTGGTACGTATTTTCCTACCATTATTTCTTCCTCACTACTATTGAATATTCCGTATCTTGATTCAACCCTTTGGGCATCAGATCGGGGTTCTCCTCGAGGAACTGCTTTACATTAGTCTGATTAAGACGCTTATCGAAAAACTCAGGGACTTTGTGCTCCATGATAAATTCATACATGGATTCCCAGTCGCTTGTCCAAAATTTAGTCTTAGTCGTTCTAAAGAACGATCCCTCAGAAGTTCTAGCACTCTCAACATTTTGCTCTGTGCAATAGTTAAGTAGTCCTTGTCGGATTTTATCTTGTTGTGCAACAAGCTTGGCATCCTTTTCTTTAAATTCAGCAGATAAAACGGCACGTGCGTTTCTTATTTTTATGAAAGCTCCAGTCAGTTTATCTACCGACACTTTGTCGTTTTCAGTCATATTTTTCTCCCTTATGATACTGATACTTTATATATAGTGGCTATATATTACTTAGTCAAGTATTTCTTTGTAAAGATCGATAATTTTTGTGTGTATGTTTATTCTACTATCTAATAGTCTGTAAACGTGTTTTTCTGCGTCAGAACCTTGTAGCTGGACGACAGTGCACTTGTGTTTTTGTCCAGACCTGTGTACACGTGCATTTGCTTGTGCATATGTTTCTAACGAACTGACGGGGGACCACCATATGACAGTGTTGGCTGCTGTTAACGTGACACCATGTGCTGCAGATGCTGGCTGTATTACTAATACCCGTGGGTTCGATGCTTCTTGAAATTGTCTAAAGATGTTTGTACGTGCTGTTGCACCCACGCTGCCCTGGATTACCTCTGTAGATATGCCATCGCTACGTAACTTATCTGTCAATATATCTATTACATGTCTGAAAGGCACAAAGATAAGAACCTTTTGACTGGACTCGTCAATAACTTCTTTCAATACTTTATATCTGTGTTTAATATCAAACTCTAATGTTTCACCGTCATCTGTATATACTGCACCTGCTGATATCTGTAGTAACTTGTTCATACCCACTGCGGCATTGACTGCCGTTACCTGTTCACCTGTTATATCAAGCACCAATCTTTTTCTTAACAGTTCGTAATATTTCTTTTGTTGTCGGGTAAGTTCAACGGCACGTTTTACGTATGTCATGTTTGGTAAATCAAGACACTCGTCTTTTGTAAATCTTATCGCAGGTTGTAGAACTCTGTGCACTGTGCTTGTTGCGTTTGCTTTCGGTATCCATTTAAAATTAGTTATCTTTGTCATAACCATATCTCTGAATGTACTACCATATCTTGGAACTGCCGTAGGGTTAACCATCTTTGCTAGTCCGTATGCGTCTACTGGACTCTGAGCTGCAGGTGTGCCTGTCATCATCCACAGCCACGTGTTATCACATAATAGTTTGTTGAGGACCTTCCAGCGTCGTGTCTGTGCATTTTTATAATGTGTAGCCTCGTCTACAATTATTAAATCAAAGCCACCATTCTTTATAGATTCAGATACTATCTCTACACCATCATAGTTTATTATTACATAATCTGTGTTTTGTTCTATTATGGATTTTCTTTTTTTGGCATCGCCATGTGCTACAGCAACGGTTCTGTGTGGAGCAAAACTAAACAAGTCGTTTCTCCATGCACTATCCATAATAGATAGAGGGCATATGACTAACACACGATTTACTTTGCCTTGTTGTATCAGAAAGTCTGATGCCCATATTGCACTAGCCGTCTTGCCCGTGCCCTGTTCGTTAAAACAAAAGGACTTTTTATGTTGTGTAAAGAATAATGCTGTCTTGCGTTGATGTTTAAATGGTTTGTATTTACCCGAAAAGATATACTTTTGCTGTGTTACTTGCAATGTTTTCTCCTTGTTGCAACAGATAAAATCTGCGTTTTTCGTCGTTTTTCTAGGGTACAATCACACACGGGACTCCCGTTTCGTGGCTGTACGAGCTTCCTAGAGCCTTATTTTTTCTTCTTCTTGCCGTTTCTGCTCCTATTTTTAGATGGACTCTCTAAAAAATAGCCGTCTTTGTTTTTGCCACCCTTGCTCAACATCTTCTTGTGACTAACGTCTTTACCCTTTCTGTTAACACCTTTCTTATCCAAAGCACGTCTAGCTCTCTGTCTTTCCATGCGATTAGGGTGCTCACCTCTTTCTTTCTGTTTCTTATATTCTTTTTTATAAGGTCTTGGTGATTTAGTGTAAGCCATTAGTTACTCCCGTTATGTATGCACTCAAGTACAACACAATGTCGTTTACATAGTCCACTTGGATGTGCGTTCCAAACATTATTGCTATGTGCTACCTCCATGCGTTCATAGCTATCCAACCATTTTTTCCATAATGCAGGGATCATATCGTCTGTATAGGTTTGTTTTATAAAGTTATTAGATACCACGAACAATAACCCTGCATTAATAGTTTTTATTTTAGGGAAATATTTAAAAGTAGCAAGTGCCATTAATTCTAATTGACCTTTATCTGCATATTTTGCTGATCTACTTGTTTTGTAATCTACGATCCATGCTTTCTCACCGTTTATAATCACCAGATCAACTATACCACGCCACCAAACTTGTTTAGACGAAAAGCTACAAGGCTCAAGGCCCCTAGTGAGTCCCATCTTCATCTCACAGTGTTTCTCTCCATCTCTTGCTTTCAAAGCCTCAAGAACTGGTTTCATAAAATTAA